CATAAAATCCTAGTCCTGGCAGAAACTTGAAGTGGACAAAATATTGGATCTTATTTTTCTTTAGATCATTGGGCGCATAGTTTCTCCGTATGGAGAGAACTAATCGGCTGCCTTCTTCTACAGTTACAATGTAGGGCAATTTTATTCCTGTCGGTTCACCATTTCCATCAACCTCTTCAAAACCCTCAAGGTCTAGATTTACGTGACATTCCAACAGTGTGTATACAGGTTCCTGTTTACCTGTCTTTTTTGTTCCGTCTAATTCTTTTTCTTTTTTATCAAGATCATTTTTTTCTACATGACCTGGTGGTCCTAATTCTACATCTCTGTAGAAACCATTGACCTGTTGTTTTCTTAATTCATTTTCTGATATCTTGATTGTATGTATTACAGACTCTGCATCCTCGATACTTGTTGCTGTATAGGGTACGACTAATTCATCAGCAGGAACAAACTTAGATACTGCTCTACCCATCGGCACATCGTAGTAAACCTTTTTAAATGTAGAACCTGCGAGTGGTAGATGGAATAACATAGAATCAAATTCAGATTCGTATTCTTTCATCTGATCCATAATCAGATAATTCATAAAATCTTTTACACGTGTCGCCTGCTGTTCTGTTGCAGGATTTTTGACACCTATGACCTGTGTTCTTACAGGTCCATCTGCCGGTAATAATTCTTTGTAAGCCTGTGCCTGAAACTGTGTTACTGCCTCTGCCAACACCGGGTGTGTTGCACCCGAAGCTCCTTGAAATGGTTCTGTTCTATTTTCGTATTTAAAACCAAGTAAATCTAATCCTGTGATGTAGGATTGCTCCCACTCTTTTCTGGAAGCCTTGTAATCCATATAATTCTGTGTCATCTCAGAGCCTATCGGTTCTAAAACATCATCTGGTAAAAGTTCTGCTAGATTATCAAAATGAGATTCTGTTCCTGGTACATTGATTGCACCTGGCTCGTAGTCTAATGTTACGCCACCGTCTTCTTCTGGAATGACCTCAATCGGTCCTTTTTCCTCTGCTGGTTCCTGAACAGCAACATCTTGGATCTCCTCTTGTGATGGGATCTCTTCTTTGTTTCTAGTGTTCGGGAGTCCTTTGTCTATTTCTGCCATTTAATACTCCTATAGTTTCTTAACACGTTTCATCAGACCTTGCAACCCTTGTGAGTTTGGTCCTGATTCTGGTGGTGGGCCTGATGATACACCAGCTAATTTAGCTATACCACCACCTGCTAGATTAGCAACCCCACCCGCCGTTGCTATGTTTTCCATTTGTTGTGATTGTACTCTCTCATCAATACGTTTATTTATAATATCGCGTATTTCATTATAAGCTTGTTCTTCATTGTATTTTGTATCACCAATACCAGGTTGCATTTGCTGCATACCAAATCCTAAAGTAAACGGACTATATACTCCCTCTTGTTCTTTTAAAATCTGATCTATCTCTTGATTACTTTGATTTGCAAATTGTAAATCAGGAAATAGGGCTAGTCTTTCTTCCTCTCTTTGTTTTAATCTCTGTGCATCAGCTTCTGCACTTTGTGGAATCATCATTCTCTCACCACGTTTGGCCATAGCAAACTCTTCACCTTTAGCCATCTCTTTTGCAATCTCTGCCTCTTTGTCAATTTGTAATTTAGGGCCAAACACATATTTGTTTATATAAGAATCAGCAAACGCTTGTTTAAAAGGAATCCCTTCATCTAAAGTTTTGTTTAATGCTATGCCACCTTCCACCGCAAACTCAGCCGCAATGGCTAACGGACCTAACGCATTTTTTAAAAATCGTCCTGTGGTAACAGCTTTATTTGTAAAATTTTTTAACGTAGAAGCAGCAGCTGTATCTCCTTGAGATGCTTTTAATGACAAATCATTTAAAGATTTTATATAAGCCTGCAGTGTATTGCAATTAGCTCCTTTAGATAACCTGCACGCTATTCCTTGTTCTTTCATAAAAGCAGATAGACCTTTTATTTGTTTGTTTGATAAAAGTTTAACTTTATCAAACATAGCCATATCTTTACCTACAGTAATTCCAGCGTCTATAAATTTTTTCTGTAAAGCTTTGTTAGATAATACATCTTTAGAAAATCTAGCAACCTTTTGATATTGTTCAATGCCCCTAGCTGCATCTTTAATTAAATCTGATTGTCCAATCGGTTTTGCTTTAAAATCATAAACGTTTCCTTTTTGAGATATACCTCCAAATTCAATTGGTGTAATATTTTCTAATTCTTTTAACAATTTAAATTTTTTTTTAACCTCTGGACTATTGGGATTAATTTTATTTAATCTATTAAGTTCAATTCTAGCGTTATCAAAATTAGCTTTAAATCTATTTATAGCTTGTGGAATAGGTTTTACTTTAATTAAATTTACAGGATTAGCTCCTTGTTTAACTTCTTCTAAAAATTGAAAAGGGACTACATGGTCTAATGATAAAGCTAATTCAGGCACTACTTCTTTTAAAGCTTTAGAAAATTTATAATATTCTCCTAAAGATTTTATAGCTTGCTTTTGCGCTTTAGATCCTTTTTTAAAAGCGCTTAAAACTAAATCTCCTATTCTTCTTTGATATATGTCTTCAAAATCAGGAGCGTTTCTTATCTTTCTCAATACCTCTCTCATTCTTCCCTCATCATCGTAAGGAACAATAATAGATCCTGTTTTACTATTCCCTCTCATCCTATATATAACACTAACTAAGTCCGACATTAATTCTTGAGTCGCTTTGCCAGATTCCATATTAAATATTTTTTTAATCTCTGCTGCAGAAATGTTATCTACTGTTTCTATATAATTAAATAAATCTTTTTGTTTTTGAAGAGTTCCTGTTTTTAATCTGCCTTTTTCATAAGTATAATTTTCATTATAAAAATCTTGACCCTTATTATTTACAATCCAATCTTGAACCACACTAATGGACACATCTGCTTTTCCTGCAATCTGTCTTAGATTTAATTTTCCAGCCTTAACTTCTTTTTCTATTATCTTATTATATGCTTGTTGTTCTCCAACGCTTAAATCTTTTCCTGCAACTCTTCCAAATTCTTTTGATATGTTTCCTCTTTTAACTAAAGAATTTATTGCGGAACTAATTTGATTTCTAGATAAAGATTTATCTAGTTTATTCATTTTTGTTATGATTGTTTGAATATCATCACCTGCATTTGCAGATTTAATTAAAGCATTAGATAATTTTTTATCGTTTAATATTTTAACTCCTGCAGATTGCGCACCGGGTTTAAGTATATTAACAACCTTTTTGTAAAGTTTATTATCCTCTCTTTGTCCTATACCATAGTTCACTTGACCAGATTGAACTCCTGTTCGATCAAAATTTAATTTATTAAAGTCATCTGCAGATAAATTTTCTTTTAACTTTTTTATTTCTGCGGCAGAAAGTTTGATCCCACTTCCTTTAGATTTAGCATACCCCTGCCTCGTGCCACCAAAACCTGGTTGCACCAACATACCACCACCGGCTTTTTCTGTTCTTGGATTAGCTCTTACAAATCTATTGATCGCGTCTTTTGTTGCAACACTATCTTTGACTTTTGGAATAGAAGCTTTGCTTGCAGGAAAAACATCGGGAAGTTCTGGGTTGGCTTTCTTTGCCCGAGTCAGATACTTCATCATCTGTGCGTACTTTAACGGGTTCATTATTCTCCTAACATTCTAGCGATACCGCCTGATGAAAATTCATCGGCTGCATCTGCTGCA